AGGGGTTGGTGAACTAATTGATGCTGCCTTGGCAATGACAAACACCCCAGGAGGTAAACAACTGGTCAGCACTCCTGACAGTGAAGAGCCAGATTTTGTTGAGACACAAAGTCCCGTAAAGCCCTTCCAAGGTTATTAACTTTTAGCTAAATATTTCAATAACGAATATTTAGATCATGGCCAATCCACCCCCACCATACGACAACATCACAGGCATATCACGTGCCGCAATGAAGGACAACGCCCAGGTTACCTTGGCTGAATACGACGGTAACGCTAGACCAGGCGAACTTGTGGTGGATCAGATCACCGGCATTGTGTATGTGGGCAACGCCCTGGGTGATCTCACAGCAGTGGCCACACCGGGCGGAGCCACAACCTGGGCACTGTTGAGCAACAAAACTGGTGCGTCGGGCCCTACCATCATAGCACTGGGGCAAAATGCTGGATTTGACGGTCAGGCCAATGCGGCCGTGGCCCTGGGTCAAAATGCAGGTGCCGGTGGTCAAAGCGGCGCAGCCATCGCAATTGGTCTAGATGCTGGTGGCAACACCACTCAAGGCATCTATGCTGTGGCCATTGGTTCAGGAGCTGGGTATGATGCACAAGGTGCCCAGTCAATTGCCATTGGCCAAGGTGCTGGTGCAAACACACAGAGTAGCAGTGCAGTAGCAATTGGTGTAGAAGCCGGCAGCAACAGCCAAGGCACCAATTCCATAGCCATTGGCTATCAGGCCGGCAATTCCGCACAAAATGTCAACGCAGTGGCTATTGGTATATTGGCTGGCCATGCCGCACAAGGCTCTGAAGCAGTGGCCATTGGTGTTCAGGCTGGTTACAATACACAAGGTACTTACTCGGTGGCCGTTGGTTATCTGGCTGGTAATAGTTCACAAGGTACTCAATCAGTTGCATTTGGTAAACAAGCTGGTCAAACCACACAAGGTGCATATTCTGTAGCAGTTGGCGACAGCGCCGGAACAACCACACAAGGTATCCAATCAGTAGCAGTGGGACAACGAGCCGGATTCTCCAATCAAAGTCCTTATGCAGTGGCCATAGGAGCCTATGCTGGTAATTCAGCACAGGGTGAGCGAACAGTAGCAGTTGGATACGGTGCTGGAATAGCCTCACAAGGTAATAGTTCAATAGCCATTGGAAACTTTGCTGGTAACTCAAGCCAAGGCACCTATGCTATAGCAATTGGCTCTAATGCCGGTGACGTTAATCAAGCCAATAACTCAATTATTCTAAATGCCTCTGGTGGTTCATTAAATCAAACCACGGCTAACACATTCACAGTGAAACCTGTGCGCAACGGTGGATCCAGTGGATTACCTGCAGGCTTCTACCAAATGGCATACAATCCAACCACAGGTGAGATTGTGTACTACACTTGATATTAATATGAAAAAACTACTACTGACCTTATTGCTTGTGCCTGCGCTGGCCCTGGCACAAAAAACACCACAAGGGGTAACCTATGACGCACAGATCGTTCGCATCAATGACGGCGACACTGTGGTCATAGCGGCACCGTTTCTACCTGCTCCGCTCAAGCCAGAATTGGCCGTTAGAATCTTTGGCGTGGACACACCCGAAAAAGGACACAGAGCACAGTGTCCTCAAGAAGATGCTAGAGGCCGAGCCGCCACAGAGTTCACTAAAGGTGCGATTGCAGCCAGCCAAAAACGACAAGTCACGCTCTACGCCTGGGATAAGTTCGGTGGTCGTGTACTGGGAGATATCATTCTAGATGGTAAGAGTCTACGTCAAGGACTTATTGCCAACGGGTTTGCTCGTGAATACTACGGCGACGCTAAACAAAGTTGGTGTAATCAATGAACACAAACGAATATCCAGTATATCCAGAAGATGATGGTTACGACAGGTATCGTAATCCCTACAGCCCTGTGTGAATAATCACACTGTAAAATTGGGCATGTAAATACTACATGAGCAATTTTTACTGTGCCGCTCCCTGGCGTGGCCTACATATAAACCCCCGTGGCGACGTCAAAACCTGTTGTGCTGGCAATCCCAACATGCTGGGCAATCTCAACTCTAACACAATCACAGAGGTTTTAAATAACAGCATAATGGCTGAAATACGGGTTAGCCTAGCACAGGGAAAAGCACACAATTACTGTTCTAACTGTGTGCAAGCCGAACGTTTTGGTGCCGAATCAGAACGTCAATGGCACAACAATGTCAACCCCAATTTTGACTATGCCACAGCCGGAGACCAGTATCACTATCCTGTGATTGTGGATGTGCGCTGGAACACAACCTGTAACCTAAGTTGCAACTATTGTGATCCCAGTGCCAGCTCAAAATGGGCCGCATTAAAACAAGTACCGTTCAAGTCAGGCTCTCGCCCTTACTATGAGCAAGTATGCAACTTCATAGAACAAAATCATGCTCACATACATGAAGTGGCACTAGTAGGCGGCGAGCCACTACTATTGCCTGAGAACGAACGATTACTGGATGTCATACCAGAATCAGCTATTGTTACACTAATCACCAACATGAATGTTGACCTGGAGAAAAACAAAATCTTCCGGAAGCTGGCACAACGTAAACGAGTTGGCTGGTCAATGAGCTTTGACAACGTGGGTGAACGTTTTGAATATGTTCGCTACGGCGGCAGTTGGACAATGCTACAGAATAACCTAGCAATGGTCAAAGATCTAATGAAGAACAATGGGCACTGGGGTGGCATCCATGCTGTGTACAACATCTACAATGCCACACGCCTGCGTGAACTAAAACAATTTGCTCAGGAAACAGACACAACCATCTTGTGGCAGAACTTGTTCCAGCCCAAGCACTTGGATCCGTTTACTCACGGTGCTGGTGTTGCCGAACTTGCGTCGGCAGAAATTGAATACTTGTATGACAATGACCTTGTGATAGAGTCTGAACGTGTGTTTTTTGATCAGGCCTTAAAGACCTATGCAGAGCGCCTGGAAATCACCAAAGTGTCTGACGTGGATATCTCATTTTGGAAACATATCTACGATATCGAACACCGATACCACCCTGACAAAGCGGGTGAGTTTGTGAGACTATGGCCTGAACTGGAGTTCCTGTGCAAATAACAACAATTGACAACGAAAATAATTTGTTTAGAGTTGAAAATTTATTCACTCAGGATCTAGTAGAACAAGTATTAGCAACTGATTGGTTAAACATACCTTGGCAACGGCAACAAGGCCAAGAAAACTGGGCTCGACGTAGATTAGAAAATTCAGCATTGCCTTGGGCTGCTCAATGGGATCAACAACTCAGCAAGGCCTGGAATGATATTGCAAAAGCAGTTGGAGTTGAATTACAACCGTATTATGGAACAGGATTTTGGTTAGACGAGGATGGATTTACTTGCAGTATGCACACAGATGGAGAGTTACCTGGAAGTTTGCACATGACATGGATTGGACCTGGAACAACATTTTATTGGTACAAAGACCCATCGACGCTGAGATATCAAGTTCCGTCATCTCCTAACTCGGGTTATATAATGATAAATCGTGCAGATAAAACAGGTTATAGAAAATTACTTTGGCATGCAATGCTCACCCCAGTAGAAAATTTTAGAATTACTTCCTATACATGGATCACACCTCAGTAACTACCAACCCTACGTTTTGTCTTGCACCGTGGCATTTTGGAATTCGATATGCAGGACAAACACTAGACTGGCTGCCAACCGATACCAAAGAAAGTTATGAGCGCATGATACAAGATCCTGTGCATCGTGAATATTTTGCAAAAAAAGGATGGGACCAACCGGGCGCTATAACATATCGAATCAATAGCAATGGGTTTAGGAGCAAAGAGTTTGAGTCCAGCAATTGCTTGGTGGCTTTGGGTTGTAGTTACAGCATGGGAATGGGTTTACCAGAAGCAGCAATATGGCCTACATTAGTAGCCAGCAGTTTGAATTTAGATGTTTATAATTTGAGTTGGCCGGGCGCCAGTGCTGATACTTGTTTTATGTTGGCACAATATTGGATACCAGTGCTTCAACCAGCTTTAGTTGTTTTTGCTGCTCCTCCACAACATAGGTTAGATCTGTTGGATGAACAAACACATACAACATACATGCCCGGGCAGGATCTGAGTCAAAACGAATTTATACAAAAATGGTTTACAGTAGATCGTAATGCAGAGTTAAATAACAAACGAAACAAATATGCAATTGAAGGCTTATGTGCAGAACATAATGTACCATGCATGACCTATAATGCACATGAATATTTTGCTCGTAGCCGAGAAGAAGTTGAATATGCAAGAGACTATCTTCATGCTGGTCCTAGAGGGCACAAAATATTTACAGAAAGAATACTAGATGATTGGCGCAAAAAATACGCTTGATACGGTGCTGGTTAAAGCGCCACACCGTCGAGAAACATTTACTGAACAAGAACTAAGAGAGTTCAAACGTTGTGCGGATCCTGTTACAGGACCAATCTATTTTATGGACAATTTTTTTAATATACAACACCCTACTCGAGGAAAAATGTTGTATCATCCCTATGAATATCAGCGAAGACTAATACAAAATTATCACGATAACCGTTTTTCAATCAGCCTAATGCCTCGTCAAACGGGCAAATCTACCAGTGCCGCTGGTTATTTGTTATGGTATGCAATGTTTATACCAGATTCTACAATTCTAATTGCAGCACACAAGTATCTAGGGGCTCAAGAGATCATGCAACGTATTCGTTATGCGTACGAACTGTGTCCTAATCATATTCGTGCAGGCGCCACTAGCTACAACAAAGGATCAATTGAGTTTGACAATGGCAGTCGCATTGTAAGTCAAACAACTACTGAAAACACTGGTCGTGGTATGAGTATTACACTATTATATCTAGACGAGTTTGCGTTTGTGCGACCCAACATTGCGTCAGAGTTCTGGACTTCTATTACACCTACATTGTCAACAGGTGGTAAAGCTATTATCACATCAACGCCGAACTCAGACGAAGATCAGTTTGCTATGATCTGGAAAGGTGCCAACAAAACAGAAGATGAATATGGAGTTCAACGTCCGGACGGAACTGGCGTCAACGGTTTCAAGGCCTATCGTTCTTATTGGCGGGAGCATCCAGACAGGGATGAAGCATGGGCTAAAGAGCAACAGGCACAACTAGGAGAAGAACGTTTTCGCAGAGAAATGGATTGTGAGTTCATTATAAATGATGAAACATTAATCAATCCTCTCAAACTGGTGGAGATGGAAGGCATTGAACCCAGAAGAAAAACTGGACCACAAGTGAGATGGTATAGGCCCATTAATAAAGATATGATGTATATTGTTGCCCTTGATCCTAGTTTAGGTACTGGGGGCGATCCTGCTGCCATTCAGGTATTTGAAGCAGAAACAACTGAACAAGTGGCGGAATGGAGACACAACAGAACAGACGTCCCTACACAGGTTAAAACTGTAGTAGACATTGTGAAAGAATTGCATTCTGTAGTTAAGGACGAAAAACGCATATATTATTCTGTTGAAAATAATACGCTAGGAGAAGCTGCGTTGATCAGCATAAATGAATACGGAGAGGAAAATATTCCAGGATATTTTCTTAGTGATAACTCAGTCCAGGGCACTTCGGGCCGTAAAATTCGTAAAGGGTTTACAACGTCGCATAAGAGCAAAATATCAGCATGTAACAAACTTAAAATTATGATAGAATCTGGACGCATGAAAATATACTCTAAATCATTGATCACTGAACTCAAATCATTTATAGCTCATGGTGGCAGTTATGCGGCTAAACAAGGAGAAACTGACGATTTAGTCATGGCCAATCTATTGATAATTCGCATGTTAATGGTACTGCAAACGTATCATGCAGAACTTGATGCACATCTTAAAGACCATTCAGACAACATTATTGAACCATTCCCATTCATTGCAATGATGCGCTAAATATACTACCATGGCAACAACGAACTCTATATCACAACAACTGCTGGATTTGCTGGCTACACGCAATTATCACCCTGAAATGCTGGACAAGATGGGCAAACCCTCCGACGCAGAAGATGCTAAAACGTTCACGTTTGACTATACATCGGGTTCAGGCAAGAACTATGGCACAATGGTTATTGTGTTGGACTCAGACAATGAAATGAAGATCATGTACGGAGACAATCTTGGTCGTACCATGGAAGGCGATGACAAAGGCGAGTTCTTTGATTTCTTACAGCACCTGAACCAAAAAGCTCGAGCCAACCGTTGGACACACAGCATTGCAGATATTAGCCAACTCAAGCACACAATGCAGGGTATGGCAGCTATTCAAGAAGGCCTGTTTGAAGGCTACTATGGCACACGCAAGATCAGCTATGCTGGTCAGCCCACAGAAGCAAGATTGCGAATTGTTCACAGCCAGCCCTTGGGCGAAAATGACGCACGTTATCGTCATATTGCCAACATGTTTATTGAAACAGCTGAAGGCGAATGTTTCAAATTGGGTTTTAAAAGTTTAGGTGGCGCTAGAGCCATGTTGGAACATGTGCGTCAAGGTGGCAAGCCATATGACGTTCGTGGTTGCCACATTACAGAAACAGTAAACGAAATTGCTGTGTTGAGCCGTTTCAATAGAGCTAGTGCTTCTCGTATAGTAGAAGGTGTCACACAAGAACTAATTACAGAAGCGCAGGCATACTATCAAACCCTACGTGAGAATCTCAAGCACATGGCCAGCAGCCGTGGTTATGCAAAGTATTTTGAATCGTGGCACCCGGCCACTATTAGTGAACAAGAAGGTGTTGTGGACAACATCAAAACTCTGTTTATTGAACAGAGTATAGACAGCCGTATTGAAGCGGCATTACCACTGCTGGCCAAGATTCAGCAAAGAGGACAAGAAATGAAAGAAGCAGATATTTTTGAAAGCTGGATCAACAACCTAGCAGAAGGCACCTGGACATTGCCAGAAACTCCTGAGCAATTGGACAAACTAAAAACACTCATGACCAAAGAACTTATTGTTGGTCCTGATGCAACCAACGCAACAGAACAACTGTATGATTTGGTGGGCGATGATGTGTTGTTTGATCGACTGCATATACTTGCTGACCAAGATCCCAGAGCCAATGCCTGGAACGACACAGAAGTCATGCAACGCTTGGCTGAACTTGGCGTCGAAATGCCTGAGCCCACAGCACCTGGTAATCCTGCTGAACCACAAACAGGTGCAACAGCACCAGTAGCTGCTGAAGTACCACCTAATCCGGTCCCACAACAACCAGTGGCAGAAGGTTCTGATGATTTAAGAAGTGCTGTGTTGTCAGTGTTACAAGATATTTACAATGGTGCTCAAGCAGGCGAAGATATGATCGATACTGTTGCTGATGAATTAGGCGACTACTTCCAGGATGTAAAACGCAGTAAAGATACAACACTTCGCCAAGCCTATCAATTAATGAGCCAAGACGGTGCAGAAGCAGAAGGTAATCCCCAAATGATGGCACAGGTAGCCAAACAAGCAATTGATATGCTGAGTCAGCAAGGCATGGCGGAAGGTGACAACCTAGCCACATTTGAAGACATCAACAGCCTACGCAACTTGGCTGGATTGCCAGTGGTAGAAGGTGTACTAACAGATAGTACCGGTAGCACACTGGATCACATTTGCAATCGCTTTGGTAAAGAAGTGCGTGATTTTGAAACGTCAGGCGACATGAGCGATGACTTGTACCATGCACTGTATGACTACTACTTTGATGACATGCCATACGGTACAAAGAAAGCTCGCGACGGCGACCCCTACGAATGGATCGCAGACCGTTTTTCACAAGACCGAGGCCTGGACGAAAACCTTATTGCTCCTGTAGCCATGCCAGTGGCCACCGAAGGCGCTGGGTGCAACATGACAACCGAAGGTGAGTATTGCCCGGAACACGGCTTAATGGAGTGCGGAATGGGCATGGCAGAAGATATCATGGGCGAAACCCTGGACAAGCCACCACACGATGACCCCATGAACTACAATGCCGCAATCACTGGCTCATACTATGAGTCAAAGGAAGGCGATGCTACTTTGGCAAGAATAAAATCACTGGCTTTGCTCAAATGATATAAATAAACTTGACACAGCAGACAAAAGCGCATATACTACTACTGTGTTTGCGCTTTTTCTTTTGTGGCACAGGCAACAATTGATCTAAGTAATTTAGATAGGCAACATACATAGGCAACTTTATAGGAGAAAAAACTATGGCATCTTTAGCAGAAATTCGAGCAAGACTACAGGCAGCGGAATCAAAACAAGGTGGGCAATCCACCGGTGGGGACAATTCAATTTACCCACATTGGAACATGGAAGAAGGCAGTTCTGCCACATTACGCTTCCTCCCTGATGGTAACTCTAAAAACACTTTCTTTTGGCAAGAACGAGCAATGATTCGTTTGCCCTTCAACGGCATCAAAGGAGAGATGGACTCCAAGCAAGTTATGGTACAAGTACCTTGCGTGGAAATGTGGGGAGAGGCATGTCCCATCCTAGCAGAAGTACGCACCTGGTTCAAGGACAAGAGCCTTGAAGACATGGGTCGCAAGTACTGGAAGAAACGCTCATACATCTTCCAAGGTTTCGTTCGCGAAAACCCCTTGAGCGATGACAAGACCCCAGAGAATCCAATTCGCAGATTCATCATTGGTCCACAAATCTTTACAACTATCAAAGGCGCCTTGATGGATCCTGAGTTGGAAGAATTGCCAACTGACTACCTGCGTGGTCTGGACTTCCGTATCACCAAAGGCTCCAAAGGCGGCTTTGCTGACTACAATGGTTCCAAGTGGGCACGTAAAGAGTCAGCACTGACCGAAGCAGAACAAGCCGCAGTTGATGCACATGGCTTGTTTGACTTGAGCACATTCTTGCCCAAGAAGCCAACTGATGTTGAGTTGAAAGTGATCAAAGAGATGTTCGAAGCATCAGTTGATGGTCAGCCATACGACACAGAGCGTTGGGGACAATACTTCCGTCCTGCTGGTGTGCAAGCACCTGCTGGTTCGGCAGCACCGGCAATGACAGTAGACGGCCATGGTGATGTGCATGAAGTAGCGGCAAAGCCTGCACTCAAAGTAGCGGCTCCGGTCAGCGACTTTGATGAAGATGATACACCAGCACCAACTGCTCCTGTGGCAAAACCTGCTGCAACTGGCAAGGCCGAAGACATTTTGGCCATGATCCGCGCTAGACAGCAAAAGTAATCTAGCATCACACACAGGGACAACCCCTGTGTGTTTTCTTTTTTTATACATAGGTGATCTGTGGGAAAACCATTTGATGTAAGCAAATTTCGCAAAGAAATTACAAAAAGCATTGACGGCCTTTCGATAGGCTTCAACGATCCAACTGATTGGATCTCAACAGGCAATTATGCCCTGAACTACTTGATCTCCGGAGACTTCAACCGTGGCATTCCTTTGGGCAAGGTCACAGTGTTTGCTGGGGACTCGGGAGCAGGTAAAAGTTACATCTGTTCAGGCAACATTGTGAAGAACGCACAAGAGCAAGGCATCTTTGTGGTGCTGATTGACTCAGAAAATGCACTGGACGAAGACTGGCTCAAAGCATTGGGTGTTGATACCAGTGAAAGCAAACTGCTCAAGTTGAGTATGGCCATGATTGATGATGTGGCCAAAACAATCTCCACATTCATGAGCGATTACAAGGCATTGGCCGAAGGCGAGCGTCCTAAAGTTATGTTTGTGATTGACTCATTGGGTATGTTGTTAACACCCACAGACGTTAACCAATTTGATGCAGGCGAAATGAAAGGCGACCTGGGCCGTAAACCCAAAGCACTCACAGCACTTGTTCGTAATTGTGTAAACATGTTTGGTAGTTACAATGTGGGCTTGGTTTGTACCAACCACACATACGCAAGTCAAGACATGTTTGATCCTGATGACAAAATCTCTGGTGGACAAGGCTTTATCTATGCATCTAGTATTGTGGTTGCCATGAAGAAGATGAAACTCAAAGAAGACGAAGATGGCAACAAAGTAACTGAAGTAAACGGTATTCGTGCCGGATGTAAAGTTATGAAAACACGCTATGCCAAACCCTTTGAAGGTGTGCAGGTCAAGATTCCCTACACAACAGGTATGAGCCCGTACTCAGGCTTGGTGGACTTGATTGAGAAAAAAGAAATGCTCAAGCGTGAAGGCAACAGCCTGGTGTTTACCACCAGCGACGGCGAAATCATCAAGAAGTTTCGCAAGGCATGGGAAAAGAACGATGATTCATGCCTGGACAAGGTCATGGCAGATTTTAGAAATCAGAAAGCAGAGGTAAGTACTCCGGAGGAAACAACTGATGAGTGAAGCAATAGCCAGTGAAATTTGGGGAGAACTCAAGCGTTTTGTAAACACAGTGGACCGTGCTGAAGCCGCCGAAACTGTGATACAGATATTGATGGATAATGATTCGGACGTGGAAGACATTCGCGATGCTTTCAAGGGCGACTCAGACATCAAACGTGCTTTAACCTCATACCTTGACAATGACAAGGACTATGAGGAGGAAGAAGATGAGTATGAAGAGGAAGAAGACGAAGACTGGGAAAACTAATGTGGTATAGCCGCGTAGTTGCCAGTTTAGATGCCTTGCCTGATTTTATCAGTCACTACGAGCGCGAACTTGAAGATGCCAAAAAGGATTGTAAAATCTACGGCATAGTTGAAAAAAATATCACCGCGTTACCTGGTATAACTGAACACAG